GTAGATAAGAAAAGGGCACCTAGTAAGGGTGCAGCATCTAAGTAGTTAGACCTGTGAACAGGAAGACCCAGGGGGAATTTTTACCCCTTGGGTCTCCTCTTTCTAAACTTGTAGAAAAGAAAAAACCCCCCTGCCTAAGCAAGGGGGCTCTTTCTGTCCCGTGACTAGATAAGTGTAATGCTTGGCTCTACGAACTTCTGCACCTTTGCTACGGTCAGTCTCATAATGTCTACCTGCTCCTGTGTGAGTCCGATAGTCTCGCCCTCTGAGTCTGTCCCACCTGTGAGAACTATGTCCCCGACTAGGTAGTCCGTGTGTGCCCCGAATACTTTGTCCCACATAAATTGTGCGTATGGGTTATGCGGTAGCCCTGTGAGTTTGCCTTCCTCGTTGCACCACATTGAGAGGTCTGAGGCTAGGTCAATCGCTTGCACCCACCCACCTACTGCGGTCTGTAGTTTGTTGAGGCTGTCTGAGGATAGGTCTAACTCTGTGACCTCTCCTGCTGTTGTTACCTGTAAGGCTGTCTTTGTTGTCATTGGGTGTCCTTTGTCTTGTTGTTGCTTGCTTACGGTGTAACCTTAGCAACCTTCCTGCACTATGTCAAGTCAAACAGAAAGATTTTTTTCAGCTTTTTTATGCGGTGATGAGTAGCCTCACCATACCCCGTCATTACGCTCGTAATCTTTGTGACAGTCGTAGGACTCGTGAGAGTCCTCACGCTTACCACATACACACATTTTAGCGGTGTAGACCTTTGGTCTGCGGTTAGGCAGACTGCCTACGGCTATGACCTCTACAACCTCTACCCCTAACTTCTTGGCTAGACCTTCTGCGTCTGCCTGTCTTGCGGTGCTGTAGGTGTATTTTTTACCTGTCTTTGGGTTAGTTACTTGATACATCTTGGGTGTCCTTTGTGTGTTGCGGTGTGTGTTGCGGTGGCATAAGAAAGCCCCTCAGGTCAGGGGGTGACCTAAGGGGCTCTACTTCTTGCGGTGCTTAGTTCTTGATAATGCTTGCCCAAGATGCTTGGACTGCGGTTGCCTGCTCTTCGCTAAGGCAAGGGATATCAAAAATAAAACTATCTGAACTGTCGCCTGTTGGACTTGATACCCACAACTGAACTGTAGACCCTATGCGGACTGCCGCGACTGGCATACCCTTTGCGGTGGTGGTGGTTGCTTGATTGCTCATTAGATTTTCTCCCTGTGTGCGGTTGGTGTTATTACCAACAAAAGAAACTATACAGACCTTCCTGCACTTTGTCAAGTCTTTTCTAAAGATTTTTTAGATTATTTTTTAGCCCAATACCCATAAGGGTTAGAGGGTTATAGGTATCTCAGGGCATAGCCCCCAGCCCCCCAGCCAGCCCAAGACCCCCCTATAGATAGATGATGACCTAACTCCCTCAGCCAGCCCAGCCCAAGACCTAGCACCTAGCCCAAGACCTAGCACCTAGCACCTAGCCCAAAACCTAGCCCAGCCAGCCCAGCACAAGAGACCAAGACCAAGACCTAAGACTAAGACCAAGACCTAAGACCTAGCCCAGCCCAAGCACTTAGCACTAAATAGACCTAGCACTTCCTAACAACTTGATGACCTTGACCTGGTGACCAGGCTTGACCACTTCCTAACAACTTGATGACCTTGACAATAAAACAAACACCTTGACCAACAATGACCACACATAATGATGACTTGACCACACATAGTGATGACCTTGATGACCTTTGATGACCTTGACAAACATAAAAGCAATCACAAAAGCCAAAACCAAAAGCAAAAAATAAAAGCAAGATAAAAGCAAAAAAAGCCCGGAACGATTTGGCGCAGTGTCAAATATAAGCGGGGCCAGCTCGCAGCCCAAAGTCAAATAATGTAAATGTTCATCTTTTCGCCCCTTCCGTACAAAGAGATAGCCCTTCCTTTCTCCCGTACGACACTTCAAAACTCCTGTACTATAAGTAAATGGATCAGACGCCGCTACTGCCTTCAGATGAAGTGACATTCATCAGCTCTTTGCCGCGTCCAGAGGCAGAATCGCGTCTCCGAGTCCTCTGGGAAGCAGGATGGTCCCTTCAGGCGCTGGGTAATTCCCTACAGCCACAAAGACCTAAGACCACAATCCATTTCTGGGTAAAAAGAGCGCAAATAGTGGAGCAATTTAGGGATATCCCTTCTCCACCCCCAAAATCCCTAACCACTTCGGTTCCTACCAAGTCTGCTCCCCGTCTAAGGTCCATTTCTCCGGGCGTCCCTCCCGATATGAAACCTAGATTAAAAGAACTTAGTGCTCTAGCCCAAAGGTATAGAGCTAAGACAGCCCCAGACAGTCCTCTGGCTTTAGCTAACGACGAGTTGACGGCTGTAGCAAAGACCCTGAGAAGCATGGGTGTACCGACTGCGGCTATTGCCGAGGCTGCAGGGGTTTCCTACCGAGCAATGGCGAGAAGGTTGAGTAAGTGAGACAGTACGAAACACAGTCTGGTACCTATACAGAAGAAGAATTAGCCGTTGTGGTTTGGATTAATCCAAAAGCAATAAAGTCTCGACAGTCCAGAGCTCTTGAAACGATGACCTCTGAGAACTCTCGTTTCCCAATGGCGTTCCCAATCCGCAGTCTTACAAAGAACCGCTCTTGGAAAAACGCCCAGTTGGCTAAAACAAAGGAAGATGTCTTTTCTTTCATACCTTTAAGTGAGCGTTCCAGACCAGTACTTATTCCGTTAGGAGTAGCAAAAGAAGCTTTGGGGTGGAATGACTTCTACATCCCTTCTGAATATATGGAGAAGTAGTGAAGAAGGTAGTTGATGTATTCCCTGCTGTTATAAAACTCGCTCCTCCGGGCTCCCTTTCCGACATCACCATGTTAAAAACCACTGGAGAGTATCCACAAGGGACAAGGAAGTTAGATAGGTGTCGGGTTGTTGTAATTCAAGACACTTTATTGATTGCTGAGGACTCGCCCGAGGGGCCTAGAGTTGTCTTCCGTGAACAGGTAGAGTTAATGGTGCAAGACAAGAAGCTAACTCATATTTTAACTGTTTCAGGCAAGATTATTGCGTTTATGAAGGATGACAACTGCGGTTGTGGGTCCAGATTGCGTAGTTGGAACCCATATGGGAGCTTTATTAGTTCAGGAGAGGACCCTAGTTGAGTACTTTGGAGTTCATTGTCTTAGGTCTAGCGACCTACCGAGTAACACGGCTTGTTACTAGAGACACGATTCTCAATACACCAAGAAACTGGATATGGAAAAAGTTCCCTCCAGAGACCTCCAAGCTCGGATACCTGTTCACTTGTGAGTGGTGTACCTCGATTTGGGTGGCATCAGCCTTCGGAATATCTACTATCATTACATCAGTGACTATTGCTGTAGCAACAGTGTTCGCACTGTCTGCAGTAGCAGGGCTGTTAACTGCGTATGAGGATAAATAATCTCATGCTCCGTAACCAAATTGACGAAGGGTATCTCAAGTGAGCGTATTCAAAAAAGTAGAGCCAGTTGAAGAAGTACCAGCTGAAGCTCCTAAGCGCCCAACCCGTCGTCGCGCATCCACAAAGCGCTCAACACAAGTATTGCAAATCCCACAAAGACCTGCTCCATCTGCTTTCTCTAATATTTTTACTAGCGGAACTCCAGCAATGTCTGCTGCATACAACATTCCTCGTTCTCTTACTGCTGCTGCTGTTCAAGTAAAGGTAAATGACAAAGCAGAATTCGAGCAATTTAAAACTCGTCGTCACGCATCTTCATCAGCATGGCAAGCAGAAGCTTGGGAATACTACGATGCCATTGGTGAAATCAAATATGCATTCAACTTAGTTGCATCAGTTGTTTCACGAATTAGAATTTATGCTGCAGCAGTTGATGATCCGTCACAAGCTCCAGTATCTGTAAATGAATCTCGTGTTGTTGAAGGAAATCTTTCAGCAGCATCAGAACGTGCGTTAGAAAGGTTGAACTCTGCATATGGTGGTCAAGCAGGCTTACTCAAAGATGCTGCTCTTAATCTTTCCGTCTCAGGCGAATGCTATTTGGTTCAGATGCCTGCTCGTCCAGGAAGTGGCCTTCCTGAGTCTTGGGATATTCGTTCTGTTGACGAAGTAGTTACTGATCCTAAAGGTGGCTTTAGTGTTATCGGTCGTAGAGAACAAGCAGCTGGACAAGGTTCAGGAGTTGGTGTTTCTCGACTTGGTAACAAAGCATTTGTAGGACGCATCTGGCGTTCACATCCTCGTTACTCAGATGAAGCAGATTCATCACTTCGCGCATTACTTGATCTTTGTGCCGAACTCCTACTACTGAACAGGACATTCCGTGCTACTGCTCGTTCTCGCCTCAATGCTGGTGCTCTTTATCTTCCAGACGGTCTTTCGGTTGCGGCGCAAGCGGACCCAGACTATCCCTACGATTCTGAGGATGGTATCGGCGCAGGCTTTACTGCCGAAGAAGCAGAAGACGAATTCGAAGAACAATTAATTGATGCGATGACAACTCCGATTCGCGATGAAGAATCAGCGAGCGCAGTTGTTCCTCTTATCATTCGTGGTCCTGCAGAACTTGGCGACAAGATTAAGCAGTTCAAGTTTGAGCGTTCATTCGACCCTGCACTTGCAGAGCGTTCTGACCGTGTTCTAGAACGAATCCTTCAAGGACTAGATGTTCCAAAGGATGTTGTAACAGGACTCGCAAACGTTAAATATTCAAACGCACTTCAAATTGACGAAGCACTTTACAAGGCACACATTGAGCCAATGATGCTTCTCATTTGTGACGCACTCACAGTTGTTTATTTGCGTCCATACCTCATTGCTAATGGTTACCCAGAAGCTGAAGTAAACAAGATTGTTGTTTGGTATGACCCATCAGCAGTTTCAACACGCAATGACCGTGCTGCAGATGCAGACGCTGGTTATGATCGCATGGCTGTTTCTGGCGACACATGGCGTCGTGCTCACGGCTTCTCAGACCAAGATGCACCAACTCCAAACGAGCTTGCACTTCGTATGCTTACAGAGAAGGGTGCAATCACTCCTGAACTTACAGAAGCAATGCTTAATACTGTTGCTCCTGAAATGATGCAAGCAGTTAAGGCTGCTGCACAAGCGTCATCTGTTGCTCCTATGACTCCAGAGTTACAACAAATTCTTGATGGTGGAGCCCCCGCAGAAACTCCTGCAGAGCCACCAGCCGAAACTCCAGAGGCAGGGCAGTAATGGCTGAAGAGACTTGCCCTCCAGCAACGCAAGACATTGCTCTTAACCTTAAGAATCGCAAAAATGCAATTGATACAGCAATGTATGGACCGCTTAACCCTGCAGAACCAAACGAAGAATATTGGACTGCAATTGGTGCAGAGTGGTCAGTAGATGTTGAAACTGCAAAGAAGCAACGTTGCGGTAATTGCGCTGTGTTTATTCAAACACCAGAGATGCTTTCTTGCATTGAAACAGGTTTAACAGATAACGCGGATGAGTTTGACGCAATTGATGCAGCAGGCGAACTTGGTTACTGCGAAGCATTTGATTTTAAGTGTGCATCAGCACGCACATGCCGTGCTTGGGTTGCTGGTGGTCCAGTAACTGCAGCTGCTATTGATGAAATTCCTTTAGTTGCTGCACCTAAAGGTCCTTGCTGGGATGGCTACAAGCAAGTAGGAATGAAGAAGGGTAAAAACGGAGACATGGTTCCTAACTGTGTCCCTATTGACTCTTCAAATGATTCAGAATTTGCAAATAAGAAGCGAACAATCTCTCAAACACCTGCTCCAAAGAAAGATCAGATTAAAGGCTCAGACAAGAACAAAAAAGGTTCTGCTTCTGGCTCTAAGAAAATTAATTTTGACGCAAAAACAGAAACAACACTAAAGAACAAGGTTGCAGAACACAATGAAACTGCACCAAAGGGTCGTAAAGCGTCTCTGTCAATGCTCAAGGCCGTCTACCGTCGTGGTGCTGGAGCTTTCTCCGTATCGCACCGCCCCGGTATGACTCGCAATCAATGGGCAATGGGCCGCGTTAACGCATTTTTGCGTCTTCTTAAATCTGGAAAGCCTTCATCTGCTGCATACAAACAAGATAACGATTTACTTCCAGCTTCACACCCAAAGAGCACAAAGAAGTCAGCATCAGCAATGACTGCATCTGGCTTGATTCCAGAAGAACAAGCTCTTGCAGAAGCTCTTGTGTGGGTTACAAGCAAGTATGGAAAGTTTGACCAAGATGGCGATGGCGTATGGGCTGGTTACACACCTGCATACGACAACGATAAAAAAGATATTGGTGTTAAGTGCTCTAATTGTGTCTTCTTCCAAGGAACAGAGTGCAAAATTATTTCACTAGAGATTGAAGCAGATGGTAAGTGCCGCTTTGCTGTTATTCCAGAAGGAGTTGTTGATGTTTCATCAGTTCCCCTTCGTGATGAAGAGGATATGGAACTTCTATTAGCAACTGCATATGCAGAAGCACAACTTATTACAGAACTTAAAGAAGAATCAGAATACGATTCTCCTGAAGAGATTATTTTTTCTATGACAGAATTGTCTGGTCTCGGGTATGACGCAGAGCAAGCTTTCAGAGCTAGCTGGCTTCGTGCAATTCGTAACAATGACAATCCATTTAAAAGAGTTTCACTGCTTGCAAGCATGACATACGACAGCCTTGACGCAGATCTTCTTCCAACACGAGAGGTAGTCCAATAGTGAGCACCAACTACCCAAAGAAGCCAGCTCTTCGTCTTTCTTCTATTGAAGAACAGACACAAAAGATTAATGCTGCAGCGCTAGAGCTTGTTGATAGAGCTAACGCTGAGTTTTCTGGTACTCGTACTGTCACAAAGAAGGCAGCGCTTACAGTTGTCTCCCGTTCTCTTGCTAAAAACGAATCAGATGCATTTTCTGTTCGTAAGCACAAGGCTCTTACTGAACTATCTCACTACATCACTCTTGCTCAAAGTAACAAGGCTCTAACTGCAAGTGTAGAGAACACAGACCTTCTGCCAATTGCACACCCACGTTCTACTCGTGATAACGACCTCACTCTTGCTTCTCTCCTTCAATATCGTGCTCGTTGGATTAATGATGACCCTGATATTAAAGACGAAGCAGTTAAAGAGCTTCTTCTATCAGCATTTACTTCTCACCCAGCATCTGTTGAATATGAGTATGCACTTACTCGACTCTCATCAATGCCTCAAGGTATGGTCCCTCAATACGCTCTTGTTGCAGCTCTTGGAGATGGAAACTCTACTTTAGCTAGAAGAATGCGTGCCTTGAAGCAACGTCGTGACCGTAAGGGTCGCTTTGCTGAGATGGGTGGCGGACTTCGTGCACTTATTAAGCGTGCAGCAAATGGTTTAGTTCAAAGTCTTACTGGAACAGCAGTGTCTCAAAGTATCGATGGCGAATATTTTGATATGGAGCTTCCAGATGGAAGGCTTGTCCGTGTTCCAACAGGCTCTGCCGAAGGTGTTAAAGCAATTCTTCCTTCAATGAGAACAAAAGATGGATACAGCAAGACCCCAGCAAAGGTCTCTATAGGGGATCCTGTAGTAAATGAATCAGATTTAGAAGTTATAGATGCTCCATCAGGATTCCAGCTTGACGAAACTTGGTCTCCTAGCGCAGATGATGTTGATTACTACGGAACAAAAATTGATCTTGGTAAAAAGTACACAGATGATGCTTACGATGTAATTAAGTTTGATTCACCTAATGCCTCTGCTAAAGATAAGTTTGAAGCTGCTCAGCAAAAAGAAGCAGAAGGACAAAACATTGTTACCGAAGGTCTTGGAAAAGATGGCTGGTTAGACCCTAACAAGCCTGTTTATTTTGTAAGCCGTCGAGACGGTAAGGAAAAGACATTTGCTGCAGTTCAAACTTGGGCAGATGTTCAGGACTATATTTCACAAGATGAGCCAAAGTATGAAAATAATGAAGGTGTAGACCCTTCTAAAGCTCAGACAGCTAAGGCTAAAGCAGTAGAGAAAAAAGCTCTTCTTAAAAAAGTAAAATCAGGTATTGAACAAGTTGCTGATAAAAAAGCAAAAGAAGAAAAGCCAAAAGCAGAAATTTCAGATGATAAAAAAGATTTTGACTACCCAGAAGGTTTTTACAAGATTAAAAAGGGTGAAGAGTACACCCCTGAAGGTCCTATTGATGGTCAAGTCTCCCCTGACTACTCAGATGACCCAGCAGAGATTGCTCAGAAATTTGAAACAGACGACATAGTTAAAGCTCTAGAAAAAGGAGTATCTGGAACTAAGAAACAACCAGCTACTGGCTTCGGTGTACTTCCCTTTGAGGCTGGCGACGAAATTGTTCCAGCAGAAGCTTTATATAACGCTCTTAAAGAAAAGGGCGAAGATGCAGATGCAATTCTTGCAAACATCTATAGCGGAGGAAAGAAACCAGATACTGCTGAAGTAACACCAGAAGTTTCTGATGAAGTTAAAGATGCTATTGATAAGGGCGATATTGAAGGTACTTCAAATCCAGAAGGCGATGGAGACCCAGCAACACTTCCTCCACTTCTTGAAGGTCTTTCAGAAGATGAAAAAGCTGCTTATGCAGAAAGTGGAGACTACACAAAGTATCTTCCAAAGAATGCAACTAACGAAGCACCAGCAGGGTATACAGAACTTAACGAAGACCCATTTAACAACGCTGAATCAGTTATCCCTGAAGATGCTCCAGAAGGGTTTACTTTTGATCCAGTTGAAGTTGCAAAGTCTTATAAACAAGAAGGATTACTAGAAAAAGAATTACGTCGTTCACTTGAGCCTGGAAATGAAATGCCAGGATATGGAATTATTTCTCAAGAAACACCAGAAGGTGAAGATTACATCGGATACATTCCAGGTGAAGCAATTCGTGATGCTTTACAACTTCAAGGTGTAGATACAAATGCTCTTATTAATAAAATCTACGCAGAAGGCGCAGAGAACGAACCTACTCCACAAGAGACTCAAGATGCTCTAGAAGGAGAAACACCTGAAACCACACAAGGCACCCCCACCGAGCAAGAAGCGCCTACCGAAAGCTCGAAACCGATTGCGACGAATGAAGCGGGACCCGAAGCCACCACAGTTAATACAGGAGAACCAACAGGACCTGCAAAACTAAGGGCTAAGGTTACAGAGCTTAAAGCTGGAGACGTTACAACTAGAGACTTCTTCACAATTACAAAGGTAGAGCCAGGTTTCCAAAAGAAGCGTAATGGACAGATAGTTCCTGCTTCTCAAATAACAGGTTACTACCCAGGTGGAGCAGAGCAGTCAAGCAAACTTTGGGCCGACGATGTTTCAATTAGCGTTTATCGCAATGTAGAAGCTCCTACACAAGGAGACTTACCAGAGCTCAATCAACCAGAAATGAGCAACTACGGAAAACTTAAACCAGTTGATGGTAAGTGGCAGGTTGCAGACCCAGCTGGTCAAAAAGAATATGAAGAAGATTACGCAAAATATAAAGCGCAATTGGATTCACAAAAAGCTTTATGGTCAGAACCAGAAGGTCTAGAGAGATGGCAAACAGAGAATCTTGTTCCTGTTTACACTCCAGAAAACCCAGTTGGTGTCTCTGAAGTTGCTTCAGTAGATGTTAAAGCTGGCGACATTACATTTAAAAAAGAAGGAAAGAACGACTTCTATGAGTTCTTCGTAGTTGAAGGTGTCTCAACTGATGAAGAAGGTAACGCAGTTGTTCAAGGCTACTACCCAG